GTTTCCCAGTCACGATCCTGTCAGCATCCATCACCTGTTCATAATAGTATACTGTCTGATAGAATTCCTTACCTCTTTGATACATATCAAAAAATAGATAAAATAATGTTTCGTCCCATGGTTCTGGAACTGTTTCATTTTCTAATTCTTCTGGAACTACTTTCCCTTTACTATCCTTAACAACCTTCTCTAGTTTCTTTCTTTTAGATACTCCTTTTTCATCAGGAGTATCTAAAGCCAATCTACTTACTAATGCAGACCTTAGCCTGTCTGCTTTTCGGATAAAAAATTGTTTCTATCCTTGGCATACCTTAGAACCTGTTCAGTAATAATGGGAGCATTAGTATAAACTCTCTCACCAGTTTCTTTATCAAATTCTAGGACTTTACCATCTTCTTCTATGTTTTCCCAATCCACAGTAATTGCTACTGCCATGGATATGGTTTTATATTCAACACCATCATAATCTTTATTCTTTTCTTCACGCTGTCTCTCAAGATACTTAGCCAGTTTCTGACTCTCAGATTTAAACTTCTTTGAATCAATACCTACAACTTTAATCCTGATACCAGTCTTAACTCCATCACCATCCAAGATATCAAGCCATTTGCCCTGCTCAGATGTAGTAACCGTGTTTAATTTAGAAATGTCCATAAAATTCCTCTCTCTTTAAGTTTCTATTTTAGAAATGCTCCCACACCTAAGCATGGGAGCTAGTTATTTATGCCGTTTTAGGCTGTTTAACAATATACATGGTAGTGAACTCAGCATCCCCACCAAGAGCCTGAAAACCAATAGATTCTGTAACGTCATTTTCAGCTACATCAATACTATCAGAATTAAATCTGATTTTAGGAAATCCAAAGGTGTAACCATTCTTATCCAGATCCTCAAAATAGAGGGCTACACTAAGATCAGTTTCATTGTTATAGATATCACTTAGAACAGAACTAGGGAAGAATGCACTGATTGTTCCAGTAACATTAATTCTTCCTTCACCGATTGAACATCTATTTTTCTGAAGAAGTGCATATCTAGGATTAAGTCCATTATCAAGAGTAAAGTCAAAGCCTGTGATTACACAATCGGCTACACCCGGAATAGTAAGTGTTCCAGTATAGGAATCAAATACATCATTGGTGTTACCATCAATGAGAGAGTCAGCTACACTTGTTGAATCAAAACCACTATAGTTAATACCCTGAAAGGCAAACTCATTAGTGATGATAGAGTCAGTCTGAATAGATGCACTCCAAGATTCTACCTTAGCTCCAGTGATGTGGTGGTATTCACTAACATCATTAAAACCCTCTTCAATACTGAATGATGCAAGATCTACACCACATTTAACAATAGCAGTAGCATTTGCAACATCAAGATCTCCTGTTGAAAGAGTCTCATTAGCAAGAGTGCTGTCTGCAAGAGTGATAATTGTATTAGTTACTGCTGTTACCTTATGATAACCATCATTAGAAGCATTAGTGAAGCCATCAAAATAAAGTCTATCACCAACTCTAATATCCAGATCTGTCACCCATACTGCTGATGCAGCAGTCATTGTTTTATTTGTTGCAGATACTGTTATGTTATTTGCTGAGGCATCAACCTGAGCACCCTCTCTTGCACCAACAATTCTAACTGTATCATCAGCAGAAATTGTAAAAGATGCAGGGGTTGCAGCGTCTGCCTGATCCAAAGTAATAGTGTCAGTTGTTACGTCATTTACGTAATATACACCATCGTTGGATGCTGTGGCTGATCCAGTAAGAACCAAATAGTCCCCTACTGCTACACCTTTATCTGCCCAATTTGAACTATCGTCTGTAACGATGGTTGCTCCACCGGAAATATCAACTACGATATCGGTTAGGTCATAATCGCCTACCCATTCGCTACCCAAAGCTCCAGCAATCAACTCATCATAACTGTCAGCTGAAAACTCTCCGGGAATTGTTAATGCCGGGGCATTCTGTCCAAGTCTTGAAACAATAATCTGCCGGTCATCTCTGATCTCATCTGATGTGATGTTCGTCCTAGCATTCTCAATACCACTACCGGGAGTCACCCTAAGCTTCTGTGCATTGAAAGGACTAGGGAGTGTTCCTGCAACTGTTTCTTTCTGGAATGCTACATATCTTTGTGATCCGCTTCCCATATTTTACCTCCAAAATTCTACATATTAATTTGATATATCTGATCGGAAGACAATGTTGACTACCTCCCTATACCAATCACCTTGTGTTGTGTAACTCCCAATATAAAATTGAGTTATACGTACATTTAAACCATTATATGAGGCTACTGTGCCTCTTTTAAAATATTCTTTTAACTGAGTTATTATTGCAGTAGCACCAGAAGATCCCTGATCGCTATCTACATTTAATGTGATCTGATAAACCCCACTAGCCCTATCATCAGAACTAGATCCAAGTTCCACAGGTGCTGTTTCCCCGTGTAGATAATCTACTTTTAAGTAGGGAGTGCCATGTTTTGGCTTATAACTAACAGTGGGGAAATCAACATCAATTGGGTAAGCTTGAAGGTACTCTGATAGTCTGTGGTTCAAAGATTTTTCTATATCTTTTTGTGTCATTAATTTAGTCCTTGAGCTTTTCTAACAGCTCTCCTATAGATATCTGGATACTCAGCCAATGTGACTTTAACCATACCTTTAGGAGCTTGATTACTGAATCCTCCAGATGACCTGATCTCATATTCTTTCTTCTGTTTGTTCCAAGATCCTACAGAAGGGTTTCTTGGATACAAGCCATCTTCCAAATGAAATATCCATGGAACAGAGTTTGAAAAGTAGATATCATCATCTCCCTGAACTCTTGCAAGAACTTTTAGCATTCTCTGCTTAGTGGTGTCTCCTTTCTGGTCAGTTCCTTTCAGAACTTTGGTAGAAGGAGCATTGATTGTACATTGCCAGTTATATTTAGTATTTCCAGAATGCTTCTCAAACTCAAACCAGATAGGAGTGCGATCAATTACCCTGCTAAACAAGTCATAAGCTAATAATTTTCTTGCATCATTTATTGTAGATTCAGACTTAAGTCTGAACTTTTCGATATCAGCCACAAACTCTTTATTATACCCTTTAGCCATACTTAAATCCTTAGTGCTATTTTATACAGCAGTACTGTACCTGCGGGATTAATACTCTCATGAGCAATATACTTATAGGATTTACCATTTACTATAAAAACATCATCAACTTGAGGTTCTGGGATATCTACAATTAGCAACTCACTGTCACTTTTATTTACCAGTGAGTTTTCCAATAGAGAATCACTAATACCAACCAGCACACCGTTATCTGTGTACTCTGTATCTGAAGGCTCAGTACTTTGTGTTTGTCCAGAGATTGTATTCCTCCATATGAAAGTCTCAGTAACTGGATCATATTCCCTATCCCAGAGACTTTCATCAAAAGCTCTTGTGAGCTTCACAGGGTTGCCAAATTTCAACAGTAACCGTTTAGCTGTAGCTAAAGTCGTTTGATAATCAAATGTCGCCATAGTGCTTCTCCTTATGCAGAGAATACAGCGTTAATCACTACCTCTGCTGCCCCGACAGTATAAGTGTAGGGATTTTCTGTTGATAATTGTGCTCCACTACCATCCTGCCATTCTACAAAAGTAGGGTAGTTGACTGAAGGAGTTGCCTGTAAAGTTATGCTATCCCCTTCTTTAATAAATACATTAGGAGTTGGTGTTACAGTAGCTCCGTCAGCTTCTGCACCTGCTGGAAGAACTCCAGTATTAATTTCAATTACGTTTGATTCTGTAATTACAAAACCATCTTCTTTATATACTGCTATAGTTGTTGGGTACTGAGATCTTTCCTCATGGTATTTCTCTACCGCAGCGTCTATGTCATCAGCTACTACAAAGTAGTCTGTATCAGCATTAAATATTTTTGCCATTCTATCTTCCTTTAGGGACTGTCCCCACCATCACGCATGATATCTAAAATGAAGTTATCATTGACTCCACCAGTTATTCTATACAGTGCATTGTCCACAGATGTGTATATATCCTGATACATAGAAGATCCTTCTTGATACTTTACTGACTCTTTAATAACATCTACACTTACGGATTCTGATATGACTTTACCATCCTTAGAAATGGTAGCATTTGGATCAACCCCTTGATTTATCAAGTAAGCCATTTCATTAACAGCATTCTTAATTTCTCTTGGAACAGTTCCTGATTCTATATCATACCCATCAGTGTAATAAGCCCCTTCTCTACCCCATTCTAACCTCTGAGTGCTTGACACTCTGTATCCGGGAAAACCCTTCACATAGTTGGAATCAATATATGCTGTGGACTTATTAAGAAGTCTCTTAATGTCATTGTCAGTTAGAGATTCAAAGGAGTACCCAATATTAAACCAATACTGCTGTAACTCTAGTGCAGAAACATAGCTTGTAGCATTTGATAAGCCTGTACCATCTTCTACTACAAATTCAATTTCCATTTGCTTATTCCTCTTCTATGGCCTTTATCTGTCCAGCGTACTTTTCCGAAACCGCTCTAATCTGAACAAAAAGGTCAGCCATTATAGTTTGTACCTGTTCATAGAAAATGATCATGTTTGCATCATAAACTTCTTTTCTATCTAGTATTAACTGTGATTTTAAGTATTTTCTATCAATGTATTTTTTAATAAGTTTCTGAGCTTCCTCAGTCCTTTTGTGGATATACGTTTGATATTCTACATCAGACATATTTAACAAACCATTACGCTTCACCCACTTTCTTAGAACTCCACAGGCATCATCCAAAGCACCATCTACAATCATTTTGTAAATCTGTAGTGCATCTGATTTTTTATTCTCTGTGATGTCCCTAGAATCTAATAAGGACGTATACCTATCAGTTAATAAATCTGCTATTTCCACAGCAGTAGTTTTGATTAAACTCATCTGGTCATAAATTGTATCATAGTATTTAATAAGGGTAATTCGTTCACCCTTACTTCGCTCATTCCTTATTCTATCCAGAAAGTCAGAATAATTAGGACAAGATTCATGAACAATTCCTGTATCTTTATTATCTTTTTTCCAAATTAATGTAGGAATCTTTATTACACCGCTTTTTACCAAGTACAAAAATCCTAGTATTGCCAGCACCTGTATTGCAGGGTCTAGCTCATTATAAAATTCTAATATTACTGCAAATACTGCTTCCCACATAACCACCTCTAATTATTTTAATTTAAAATTTCTTCAGGTAGTTCATACCATAAGAAGTTAAACTCCCACTCCAATGACTCAGAGGCTACTACTTTGAATACTGCCAAATCTCCGGGTTGGAACATTTTTGCATGAGTACCAGAATTAGAACCTCCACCAGCCACATTTCCCTGACCCTGCATACCAAAAATATATTGGCGAAGATCATCTCCGGGACTACCGACTGGAGTAACTCCTTCTACAAAACAAAAGCCTCGATCCTATAACGGATGAGGCTTTTAACTAGGCTTCAATTGCTTTAAGCATTTCAGCGACTTCCTCGTCAGATTTTTTGGATACAGCACGTTTATCTTTAATAATGTCAGCATTTTTCAATGCCTGAATTGCTTCTTCTCTATTAAAGTCTGCATCCTCCTCTACCTTGGAATTTGTTTCATCAGGAGTCACTACAACTTCTGCATCAATTTTTTCATTTACTTCTGCTTCTACAGCTTTAGGTTCAGCAGTGGCAACTCCACACGTGTGTGCTTTCTGTTCTCCCACTGTGCTAAACCACAAGCCACATTTGAAGCAGGGATAAATATTTTTAGCTTTAGCCATTTTTATCCCCTATCTCCTTATTTCCTTACGGAACCAATGTTGACATCAAAAGTACCAGAAGCTGCTGCACCACCAGTTACGATAATTCTACCATATACAGGTTTTGTGTGATCAGGAGTATATCTAAAAAACTCTGCACCGGCAGCAGGAGCTGCACCAGAGAAAGGCAGATCAATGGTAGTAGAAGAACTCATATCTGAATTTTCAGAATATTCATACTGTACACCAGAGAGTACAGCCATAGTTGTCAGTGCTGTACCAACAACTTCAATAGCATCAAGAGTTTTGCCAAGTTTGAAAATGGCAGAAGTGGCTGATGCACTTACAGGAAGGGTTTCCCCTTCAAAAATCCGATCAGTGTCGGAATAAAGTTCAGTACTAATAGTACCGCTTGCTAAATCAGACATATATTAAACCTCCAAGTTTATCAAAATAATATCTTTATAATTTTCTTATTAGGTAACGTTAGGTTCCGTAGCTTTCAGAAAGTTATAAGAAGTCATGATAGGAATACCATTCCAGTAGTTGATCATTCTGTTGACACCATCATCAGCATTAAAAGTCTGAAGACTAGAAGCTTTGTACTTGTACAGAGCAGTCAGTACTTTAGGATGACAATACAGAACAGTGTTTCCACCCTGCTGTCCACGAACAGATTCAATCAAGCTATCAATTTCAGCTTCAGTGGGGATTGCAGCTTCTACATCAAGGTCAATATTTACAATAGAAGAAACGTATCTCTTGTTAGCAAGCTGCATACCAATGTAGGATTTCATAGCCATACCATATACAAGACGACCAGTTGAGTCTTTATAAAGATTTCCACCATTAATGGGGAACTGATCCATCAAAACGCCTCTACCAAAACCATTGGGGTCATAAAGCCCAGTAGTATCTCCAGAAGACCATTTAACAGCAAGCATAGAGTAGTTTTTGCCAGCTGAACCACCAGCGTCAATAACATGCTCACCTGAAAGGGCAGCATCATTGTTAAGAGCATATGCTCTAATGCTATTATACAGAATAGATTTTTCAGCAGCCTGACCGGATGCTTTAAGGATGGCAGGGGTTTTCTGGGCAAAGTAATTACCGGGAGAACCAAACTGTTTTGCCTTATCCTGACCGACTTCCATTTCTCCACCGAGAACAGAAACATCAATCTTTTCGAGTTTGCTAGAAGCATCTACTTTAGGGAGTGCTTCATCAAGTGCAAGCAGTCCAGCTGCATCAGCACTTTCCAGCTCTTCATACTGGTGCTGAAGCCCATTAGAAGTAGGGGCCATAGGAATAGTTCCGAGAATGGGGGATTCTTCAAGAAGCTGATCCACCATCGTAGTCTGTTTGGGAGAATTTGCAATTGCAATCTCTCTAAAAGTGTTTGTTATAGACATGTACACCTCCGTTGTTTTCTTATTTAAAATTTAGAATTGCTATGATTAAAAGTTGAACATTTTATTGAGTCGATCTACTTCACTCTCATTATCTGAAGAACCACCACTTCCACCGAAACCATTACCACCCATATCCAGTTTAGGAGGGAGGAGACGTTTACCAGCTTCTGTAGCAGGAAAGGATTTAACCCAATCACCAATAGGGAGTAGGCCACCTTCATAAGGAAGAGAAATCATCATCTGACCGGCATCATTCATCTCAATAGATGCGTTCTGCTTAAGACCATTAAACCAAATATCATCTACTTTAAGTCCTGCCTGATTTACGGCTTTACGTATTTCAGATTCTGCTCTATAATCCTGATACTGTTTAACTGCTGTTTCTCGGCCTTCTTTCTCTGCTTCCATTTCTTTCTGGAGTTTAGTAAGCGTAGGAGTCAATTCATCCTCTTTGGCTTTTTTACCTCTTTCATAATTTTCAGTGAGTTTCTTCTCAATCTCTTCATCGGAACCGCCCTTGGCACGATATGTTTCAAGCTGGTTTTTAAGATCTGCAAATGATTCAGCTGAAAGGTCATTTTCAGTTACAAAAGAATACTGAGATTTAAAATCATTAAACTGCTGGCTTAACTGCAATTTTTCGTTTTTAAGATCATCCCGATTCTTAATTAGACCGCTTGTACGATCAACAACCTCTCCCTCAATGTATTCGTCCACCTTAGACTGAATAACTGTTTCGTCTGCGTCTTCTTTAATGAAGCCGTTCTCTTTGAGAACTTTAATAATGTCCATGTTATACCTCTGGTATGTAAAAATAATATGATATCTCTGTTTCCTAACAGGAGACTTATGTGAGAAATCAAAAAATGCACAACTTTTCCACAGGAAATTAGTGCGTTTTCTTTTGATTATAATTCATATTAACATATATGTTCACTGTGCACACACACTGTTATATAAATAAAAAAGCATCCTTATATAAGGATGCTTAAAATTACTCTGTATATCTGTAAGTTGCTATTGGGCCATAATCACGATTGTAAACAATACATTCAGTAGCTTGTTGTCCTTGAAAACCTTTACCATTAGCCCATTCACACGTTGGCGACAGTGTTGGTAGAATACGCATAAGAATTCCATACTCCTCTGCCACCTCAGTAATTTGTGTATTTCTGGTTTGATGTAAGTGGCCTGTATGAAATTCCTTGTAACGGCATTTAGCCAAATCTGGACGCTGCTGCATCATCATCATTGGAAGAACATATTTCTTCTTTATCTGTTCAGAGCCATGTACGAACCCAAGAGCTACCTCTCCAAACTGCTTATACTTAAGTAATGGTAAATCATTGTCAATCTCTATATTAGGATTGTTACTAAAATAATGTTTTAAGATCTCACCCAGTAAGAATACTAAGTTTGTATCGTGATTACCGGGAACAACCACTACTTCTACAGTAAAGTAGTGCAGTAGTTTCTCCAGCACAGTTATTAATAAATCCTCAGATTCAAGAATGAGATGTTTGTAATCTACATCATTCCTTTGTGGAGTACCCTTAGTAGTTGTATTCTCTGGATTATCTATATTTAGTAGGTCATTACCAAGAACAAACATTACTTTCTGAACTTCATCTTTTGTCCTATCAATAAAATAATCAGTAGCACACAACATAGATTCCTTAGCAATTGCAGTAGTCCACTCCTTACCATTCCCAGTAACGTCTGCCTGTATTCGTTTACCTATATGATGATCATAGAAATTAAACAAAGCCATATTATCAAGTTTTTTATGTTTAGGAGGTTCAATAAAATCAGTAGGAGGTTCGTGTTTAAGTAGAATTTCTCTAAAGTTTTCCACCATCTCCTCTGGAGATACATCATTTAAATCTCTTGGTTTGAACTTCCCTTCCACGATATACCATGGATTCTTATTATTCTGAGAAGCCCTAACAGTTTTGCCAACACATTTCCAGTTAGACAAATCTATTCCAGCTAGTTCAGCAGCTGTCTCTACATCCTGAATCTTATAGGACTTCAGGGATAATTCCAACTTGTTTTCAGTTTCATTCAATTTGTCCAGCAGAACATCTTTACTTTTTAAATCTTTTTCTATAGTATTCTCTTCAATAGCCTCTTCCCTATATGCTTCCATAGCAGCCCTACAATATCTTTTGTAAGTCTCATTGGCTACATGTCCAAACTCCTCACAGTAGGTATCATAGAACATATAGAAATCATCACTCCCTATTGGTTCAGGAACTTTAGCTAACAGCCATTCAACTCTTGTCATTTATACTCCTTATTTTACATATCTTAAGTATTCTTCAGAAATGTGTATTCCCTTACTTCTTAATTGATTTAATGTTAATTTTCGCCCATTGTTGTAGAATCTAGTTATACTTACATCCCCCTTCTGATAGGCATTATACCTAACCGGACCTAGAACATCTTTCTGGATACTTGCTGGTTGCATATCAAACCACTCGTAGTAAGACATAGTTGGTATTTCTCCAGAAAGTAATTCCTTCTGAGAAGGTGTAAGATCAGCAGCATTAATTCCTAGCTCCTGATAGCTTTTTATTATTGGACTTGTAAAGCTTCGACATCGATAATGTTGTGGTGGGACAACAGCATACGGTAATGATGATTGCTCTTCCAAGCCATAAAACCACGTCCCACCATTGTATTCTATGCATATTGGGCTTGTTCTATTGTCCAAAATTGCATTATAAACATAACCTCTAATGAAACTCATATTGACATTATTCATGGCATCCATGGCTACACCATAAGCTTGTTGGATCAAAACTGCTATAACTGCTCCAAGTTGATTCTCATTTATCTTATAAACATTATTAATATCTGAATTAAAATCCCTTGTAGATTTTTCTAATAAGTAAGCATTTTCTACACTCTGTTTTATTTTTGTATTTACAGAATTAAAAAAAGTAGTCCAGAGGGTAGCTATCGTGACAGCACCCTCTTTATCCATTGATACTTTTGTCTTACTAAACTTCTTTTTCAAGGAAGCATCATCAACACTCTTAATGTCTATAAACTCAGAAACTTCTTCAAAAACATCTTCTAACTGTTTCTTATACAAAGACGCCTCTACACCCAAAAACTTTTCGATATCATCAAACGTTCTATCTTTAATCTTATTTAACTCAGTTGTCTGAATCTCTTTTATCTTCCTCATGAGGACAGTCTTATCTTTTTGTAAGGGTCTGTCCTCATCATAAAAAGAGGAGATTTCTTTATTGACCAATTTTTCCATTCGTTTAAAAAACTTCAACATAGTAGCTATAAGCTCATTCTTATATTCCTCTACTAGGTGCTGATTAGTTGTCTGTAACGATTGAAGTTTCTCATTTGCATTAGCCATTGAATTCTCCTATGATTTATTGTTCTGGATCGTGTTTCTCTTGATCCTCAGCTTTCTTCTTACTCTTTTCAGCATCATCTTTATTATCCACACTAGAGCTATCAGCAGAGGCAGAACTAGAACCGGGGGTTTCATTGTTACGTGCTGTTGCACTTTCCATACTGCCCTCAGAAACTTCTGTAGACGTGCTTATATTAGAACCACCGCCAGTAGTTGAAGCAGAAAGTAGTGTTTGTCCAGAGGAGCTGGTAGTGATCGTAAGAGCCACATCCTGCTTGAGACTTTCAAACTTTTCCAAGATCTCTATATATTTTTCATCAGTAAGGTTAAACTGTCTATCAAGTGATTTCTGTATAGCATCAAGTTCAACTTCCCAATCCCAATTCTCAGGATAAACTTCTTTCTTCTTAAGGTTGTAGAAATATACTTCATCAGAAATTCCTCCATTCTGCCAAGCTTTCATCCATTCAAGGAGCTCACTACCCTTAATATCATCCTGAAAGAAATCCTTATTTACCTGAATATTGATTCCAGTATCTTTATACCTTGCCCAAGAAAGTAAAAAGTCACAAATAACTGAAAAACTATTTCCTAAAGAAGTAGACAATAATGTTAGTGAGGAAGATTCAGAAGCATTGGACACTCTTGCAGTTTCAGTAGAAGCTACATAGCCTTGCCCATTAGAAATACGCTCTGCTCCCAATACAGCCATCTGCTCTACCTTAGTCTTCATAGCCTCAGTGATACCACTATCAGATGAAGCTTCAAGAATCTTTGGCTCACAACCGAGAGGAACAGCTAAGGCACCTCCAATATGGGGATCACCATGTACTTTCTTTTCCCATCCGGGGAACACAATAGTTTTGGTTCCTACCATATGGGTCTCATTCTCATGATCAGCACTATTTCTAAAGTGTCCAATATTCTGATTAACCAAAGCATTAATCATTGGTTTTCTGATTGTCCTATAATTAATACCTTTATCATCCAAGACATAAAAAGGAATCCTAGAAATATACTCTCCAGCCATCTTTGGATATACAACTTCTGTAGCTGAAAATGTGTTTGAAGTGGAACCTCCCAGAACATTCTGAAACTTAATCTGCTTATATCTAAAACCACCTTCATATGGTTCAAGAAGGAGAACTCTATAAATATCTGTTTTTACCGGAAGCATTGTACCAATCTCGTAGCTATTATAAGTCTCTTCTTTAAGAACAAAGTACATTGGAACTACATCTCTACCAATATAAGCCCAATTCCAATTTACAATTGTTTCAGCTGTATACTTAGATAAAATCGGGCGAATATCCTTTGCTTTCAACATCTCTTCATAAGCATATTCAGATACCGCACTGTCTACTATTGCTGGATCTTGTGGAAATTCTACTAAAACACCACACCTATTCACAGAAATAATTTCCTCTGTTACATTATTCATGAACTCATTCAAAGACTGTCCATCAACAGAAATTGATTTAAAGAACTCATCAGGAACTTTCTTATTTTTCTCTAAGTCTTTTTTATAAAAAATCTGTGGTGATTTTCTAAAAATCATCCCCATGTAAGAGTCCACTGTTCGGGAAGTTGCTCCAAACCACTGTGCTCTATTTAAGTAATTTGAATACTGCTGAGGTGTTTGACCATTAAGCTGGAATAAGTATTTCTTACCATTCTGCTTAATAGCCTCATCTCCATCAACGGCATCTCTACATTTTTCCCATATATCCTTGTTTTCTGAATAAAGAGGATGCTCCGTTGCAATATTAAGAGGAACGGTATCCCCCTCTTTAATATTCGAAAGAACCTCTATTAAACTTTGTGTTGCCATTTATTTCTCCTTGTTTATAATCCTATTACATCTAATTGTTCAAATTTTGGGCTAGATACAGCTAGGCGATATCTAACAACATCGTAGATATGATCTGGAGCTTCTGTATTTACATCTTCTGGATCATGCTCATCTCTTGGAATTGTTGGAAGAGTTCTTATAGTATTCTTACAATTCTCAAACACAATAAATCCTGCTTCCTCAGATGGGAGGAGTTCACCGTCCACCTGCTTATCATGAGCATCTAATAGATAGGATCTTAAGAGCTCTAAGCCTTTCTTACGTGATCCCTTTGATTTATCAGCTCTGGTAAATAAAGTTTCTGTATATTGGTTCAGATAATCAGCATGTGGTCCTTCAGCTTGCTGATAATTATAACCTTTAAGCAAGTTATCATTGATACACTCATCAGTTCCTGACCTATTAGCTTCAAAAATCTGACCATCTCCGGGACCAGATCTTACTCTATGCCCCCATACAACAGAATCTTCATATTCTTTCATCTTAGCTCCAACTTCTCTTGCTGAGAGCTTACTACCCTTGTCAGGGTCCGAGTCCTTAGGATCATTTCCGTACAACTCTCCAATCATAAATATTGTACCATTTGGAGGTGTATATGTTTTTCCGTTGTGTAATCTTACAGAGGTTCCAGTAGCTTCAGCAAAATAGCAAACACTATATGGTTTTGCACTGCCCCAATCGAAACCTCTATCTATCTGCCAATCTGAAGGAATATCAAAAGGTGCAATTACATTGTATCTTTTATCCCAACAATCAGCCAAAGCAGAACCTGATGCAATGTTCCAATCTCCTTCCAGCATTGCTCTAGCTGCATCACCACCAACTCCTATCAACTTAGCTTTATAGGACTTATCACTTTCCATTAAATGGTAGTTTGATTCCAATCTTGCAGGTATGAATTGTCGTAGCATCCCTCCATCTTCATCTGGCATTTGAACCACTTCATCAGGAGGTATACTGTCAATCCAAGCACTTTTTACCCACTGATGTCCAACATTTCCGGGATTACTCGCACATATTATACGTGGAAAAAATCCTTCTTTCATAAAAGGGTAAGACTGATTTAAGGAATCATAATCAATCTTTAACCCTAAACGTACACAACTTCTCAAAGTTTTATACTGATATGCTGTGAAGTGCGTGAGCTCGTCCATTACTAGTACGTGTATTTCTGCACCTCTGTAAATTTCAACATCTGCCTCGTGCTGACAATGACGAAGAAAAATTGAAGAAGTAGGGAGGGAATTCCCTTCGTCATCCCAATGGAAAAAATCAATCCTATTATCTGATTGGTTTATATCTGCAACCCCAGCATCAATAAAAGGCTTCAATACAGACATAAAACCAGTAGATCCAAACATATGGTTTGATCTAACCTGTTTACTTGTTCGTCTAAATAAGTATGTCTGGAGTCCCGGTACAGCTAAGCTGTAGACTATGGTGGCATACCTTATTAAATGAGAATTATGAGTAGGTACTAACGTTTCTCCAGCTAAGTACATGTGATTATGATTTGATACTTCAATACACTTCTTTGCTCGTTTCTCAATCTTAGTAACATCACAGATATATCGGAATTTTGTTGTGGCCCCTACCTTTTCTGGTATTCTTTCCAATTTTCTTGATAAGTGAAAAATTGGAACAGTAGTGCTGAAAGAAGTTCTACACCGATCTTTCTTTCTTACCCCATAAAGGTAAGCCTCATTTGTATTCTTAGTACATTTAATACCTAAAGATCGCAAAATAAACATCATATCATCGAACAATACTTCATCAGACAAGGAAATCTCAGATTTACCACGTTTAGAGATAGACCCATCGGCATCAAATAGTCCTTTAATTAGCTCTAATCTTTGTTCATAAGAACTATACTTATAAACATCTGGGATATGCTTATTATTTAGTAAGTTTAACTGTCTTAGCTGCACTTTCAAGCCAAGAACACAATGCTGCACATCATTCTTTGCACTATGACTCATCTTGTACCCAAGTTCTTCAAACCTTTCCCAGATTTCAGGATCAATACCAGTATAGCCTCCACTAGAAGATGTTCCATCTCCCAACCAAGCTCCTAGAATATAAGGTGGAATTAAAAGTTCTTTCTCCTCATATACCAAAGGCTCCATCATAGGAATTGCATGGTTAATATATCCTTGAGCGGTTTTTAATGTATGAAATATCTCCTCAGTAGTCCTTATGGCTCCCTTTGTGCTTGTATTGTATGAATACTCCCTATTAGAGTTTAATTCAGCCAGCCAAGGTTTCTTACCTTTGCCACGAGAAGGTCTTGATTTTCTTCTTTTTTCACGAGATTCAGGAGTGCGTCTTGAATTTGAAACTCTTTCTTTCTGAGTCTGGGTATACCATTGATGCCTTGCTCCAGCAATGATTTCGGACCCGTCTTCAAATACTAGTTTATAAGTATCTTCTTCTGTATCAATCTCTGATTCAGCAACAACCACCGTTGGTTTACCATCATCCCCAAAGACATAATCTCCCGGATGCACATCTTCCATTGTTTTCCAACCATCAGTAGTCAGTATTGGTGTGTCAAGAGCTAATAGTTTACCAGCCCCTTTCGCCAAGCATTCAATAGAGAGCACCACTTCTCTACCCGTTCTCTTAAGAACTGCTTATAGTTACCTATAAGATTGGATCATATCTTCATCCTTATAGGATGCTCCCCGTTTCCACTACCTGTGGTTTGTAGTGTACGTGCAATGCACTGATCTCTGAACGTTCCTTACACTGTAAAGCTTCGCTGCTGATTGTCCTTAAAGGATGTTCCAGCAATTAGAGGAGTTTATTTTGACACATTACTGTGAAAGGTAGCCCGAAATCAACCACCAAAAAACAATTCTGTAGCAGGAGTTTTAAAAGCTTCAAATTGCTTCTCTGATAAATTAAAATCAAACTTAATATCCTGAACATTGTTTTGCTTTCTTAAATCTTTTTTAGCCATTTTTAATCAACCATAAAATCCTTTGTAGTTAAAATGATATAATCTGGGTCACAAATACTACCGTCTTCCTGAACTATATACTCATCAGACAGGATCACAGATGTGTAACCAATACCATTCAATACCTTACATAAAAGTAGAGCCTCAGTATATGTGTTTGTAGAGTACATTGATCCAATATCATCAGAGGGGAACACCTTCTCTACATCCTTGTCTGAACCACTCATACAAGAAAACCTTTCAGAGCCTCCAAACTGATGGTAGAATGACCTACCCCAAGTGTGGTACATATACTTTACATCTTCCCAACTAAACTCAATACTAATTTTTTTATCTTTCATAATAACTCCTTATACTATTCTTTTTTTACAGAAGGATTACCAACACTCATATTCAGAACTATTCTTGGCCCTCCATTTATTTCTTTATCTTCTACACTATCTATAGCATTCCTTTCTTTACCAGATGGAACACTAACTTCAATCTTTTCCATCTCCTGAAAAACACCAAGCATTTTAACCAAATCTTGTCTAGCTTTATCCCTGTTACATAAGATATATTCCTTAGTTTCTATAATACCCTTACCAGCATTAGACTTCTTGTCAATTTTTATATTATCAATACAGATATGCCATTCATCAGGAATATTATCCAGAGTTTTACAAGTACCATCCTTATTGTAAAAAACACTAATTGGGTAATTAGCTCTTCTTCTGAGATTTTCAATTGTTTCTGTTGTTACTTCAGTCTTATGGTTCTTAAGGGAATGTACCTGATAAGCCACCATTGCTTCTTTGATCTTACTTTTATTCATCAAAGCTGTACAATTGGCTTTACAAGCATTATCACTTGAAGGGTTATAAACTTTTTTATATACTTCGTACCTAAATGAACGATTCCCCAAATAGGGAGGGTTCATAAATGTAACTACAAATTCTTTTTGCTTTGCAGCCAATTTATATGGCTTAAAGCAGTCAAAATCAAATCTCTTAGAAGATCTATCGTCCTCCAAGATCTGTTCTTTCTTTTCCTTATCTTCCCACCGCTTTCTTATACCGGCTGCTTTCTTTTCATTTACTTCCTCAATACTATTATCTTTGTCTGGCATCTGGGCCTCCTTTTGTTAATCCTATAAATTTATATTATCATAGGATCTAAAAAGAGGCACACACCTCATAATTTTGTTATGCTACTTACTTATATTGAAATATCCCCAAATGCCTTTTCCAAAGGGGTAGCTTGATCGGTAAAAAACCTTTTAGTATCCTTCAAAACAGTGGTTATGTCTCGAAATTCGTTTCTATGAACCCATCGTACAAAACGATATTGGTAATCACAAGCCCAAAATCCAACTGTATTATCTATGAACTTACCTTTATGGTAATTTACAAAATGAACCACTGGTAAAGTGGAACCTTTTGGCAGATACATTACAAGAGCTACTTTCTTGTCACCCCTTTTCATTGCATAATGAACTGCATTAAGATGGCATTTGTAATTATACTGTAATTTACCACCAACAACATCTATTTTTTCATAGGCAGAATCAATATGGTCTCGCATTCTATTCTCCCACCTATTTGTAAAAAATTTCAAACTATATAACCCCCTCAAAATCAATCAATTTTAGTGTCTCATAACCTACTGAATCCACTGTAGGGTCGGACTGCAAATCTAAGCAAACCTCTTTAGCATACTCTTCACTAGTGGTTATACAATGAATAATAGCCATAAAAGGCTGCGTAATCTCCATATACTGTACTATATAAACTTTTCTCAATTAATTCCCCTTTTTTATTAAATACCAAAAGTAATAGAAGCAGCAGCATGGCACCACTTAATAGTCCAAATAGCAATATCTATAAATCCCCAAAACAGCAAAAAGATAAGCAATGCCGAAATAATAGTATTTGGGGTCTTTCCCAGAAAAAATGCAGCAATAATACTCCATCCACTAAAAATACTCAATAAGCACAAGAAAACAACCCAAGCCCACAATAATGCCAAAAACCAAAACATATAACCTCCTATATAAACTTCAAGGGTGCTATTTTTATAACACCCTTGAAACTGTTCAAAACTTAATCACATCCCAAAGCGTCATCTTCCTATAAGGAATACCATGTTCGTCTACTTCATCCTCAGAAGCCAGCATAATTCTTACAATGTGCCATCTCTTTTCCAATGACAGAAAGTCTCTTCTACCAAAAAGCTTATCCACTTTCCTGACGGAGTGATAAACTCTACGAATTGTTTCTGCCAACACATGTTCAACGCTCTTCATCTCGTTAACATCTTTCATTCTTTCAATGTAAGCTAATGTTATTCTCTGTTGCATATCGTCCTCCTATAAAGACTTTTAATATTGTTATACCATACGGTATATTTTATATATAAACTACATTGGAACGCTTGTCAAATAATTTCTTAAAAAACTTTTAAGAATGATCCATCTCAATAATTGTAAGCTTTCCACTCTCACCTTCCCAGTAACTCAAGAAGGCTCCTGTATCAATATCAAGTGTATTCCCGTAATTAACAATATTCTCGTGAATTGTGTGTCCAGCAAATATACCAGAAATACCATCAGTCCAAGCACTGTTAATTCTCTCATTCCTCTCCCAAAGGATACATTCCCTATAAGCCTCTACATTTGAAATAAGATCAATCCAAGAAACTCCTTCTGGAATTCTGGAATGTATAATCCCAAAATTACCTACCTGAATAACTAAAGGCAACTTCTCAATCTCTTCAATATAAGCCTGAACCCAAGAGCCCTCCATCATAGTTAGCCAGTCTCCACCATTCTGGTAATGCCAACTTCTAGGAGCTATCTTGTCTCTCCAGCATTGTAGAACCATATCCTCATGATTACCCATAACAGGAATAAACCAATCTTTTCTGATATAATCCAGAGCTTTTTCACTTTCTGGACCTCTATCTGCCAGATCTCCTGTTGAAAATAATCTATCCTTATCCTTATCAAATTCAATACTGGCTAACTTCTCTTCTAATAGGGTATAGCAGCCATGTATATCCCCACAAACGAAATCCCTCCCCAGCGGGTTTGGAGCATAATATTTAAACATCCCTTTTATCCTCCTCATAAATATGCTTAACTACAGGAAATCTCAAACTGAGATCCCCCCTCTGATCGTGACTGGGAAAC